GCTTTCCTAATCAAACTACCACATGAAAAAACCAAAAAACCGCAAAGAGGCTTTTGACCTAATCTTCACAATTTCGGAGGAGCATGGTTTGTCCTCTTTAATTGTATCCCAAGAAGATTTTGAACATCAAGCAGGCACAGAAAATTGGACAAATGAAGACTATAAGAAGGCAATAGAGTTAGCGTTTGTTAGTCTTTGTGACGCAACATTCTTTGAGATAGAAACCGCAATAGATAAAGTAAATAAACGTAAGCCTTCCCAACCTCTTGACAAATAACCCAAGCCATGCTATAATGTTCTCCTAATCAAACTACCACATGAAAAAACACACCACCACAGATAACAAAACCATTGTAGAAATTGATGGGTTCGACAGATTACAAATCTTGTCATGTCACCAAGCCTTGTTAATGAAGGCAAAGCATAACATGTTTTGCTATTGCTCCCCAAGTAATTTGCGGTCTATTGCTAATCATTGGCTAACCCTTTTTGACATTAAGCCAAAGCGAAATTGGAAAGCCCTGTATGAACAATTTGACCATACGTTCGGGGAAGTTATCAAGACCGACCAAGACAAGCCCGACCAGCCTCTTGACAATAACTAATAGGTGTGCTATACTATCAACGTCAACCAAACTACCACATGCCACTAAAACACCCAAACAATTACATTCACAAACGTTTAGAACGTTTATCGACAATAGATAACGAACATGGCGAACCACAGAAAAATGAGTTTTCACCTTATAGGTGTGAATGTTGTGATGATTTAGCAGGCGAAAGATTTAGCGTTAAAGCCTTTTATTGGGACAAACGAGCAAAGAATGGAACAAGAAAACTACATTCAACCTACGAGGTTTGTTTTCAATGTGTTTATGATTGGCAATAACACCCCTTGACAGAAAACCACCTTTCTGCTATACTTCAATCCTCAACCCACTACCACACATGTCACTAAACTACCAATACCCTCAATCATTTACAGAACGTCCCGATTGGGACACACTCAAACAGCAAACCTTCAAGGTTTGCATGGCTCTTATGGTTATCGCCATGGACATTAAGAACATTGACGAAGAAGGCGAGATTGAATTGGAACGTAGAATTAAGGTTTATGAAGGCTTGTTCAATCCTTTAATGAATAGTGAAGAAGGCACATTTAACCTTATTAAAAAGCACTTTGGCTTATGGACAAACGTCAGCACCATGACTCCAACCAAATGGGACAAGCACATAAGAGCCTGCTTTGTTCGAGAGCAAAAGTATGAACGCAGGCAGGCACAAGCCTCTTGACAGAAAACTCCCCTTCTGCTATACTATCCAAACCATGATGAAATCATACATTACCCACCCCTCCAAAATGACACGCAAACATTTTAAGGCTATTGCCGAAAGCATTGCCACCATTAAGGAGGAAAGCCACAGGCTGACCGCCATTGAGGCAATCCTCCCAACACTCCAATCCTCCAATCCGCTCTTCAACACCTCCAAGTTTCTCCAAGCCTGCCAACCCAAGAGCCAAGCCTCTTGACAGAAAACCCACCTTCTGCTATACTCTCCTACGTCATGAATAAACCAACCGACCACCAAACTCTCACCCTCCTCCTTGCCTTCTGTGAGGCTGACCTCAAACATTACAAGCAGGTCACAAGCAAAGCAAAAAACAAGGATTGGAAACTACTCAAATCCCAAGAAGTTACATGCCGAGCCACGTTTGCCCTGTATTGCCTTCTCAAAGAGGGTTGCATTGACCTTCAAGCCTTGCCCGTTGAGCGACAAGAGCAACTCCAACGTTTGTTCTGCCGAGCAGAGGAACACTATCAAATGGAAGCAAAGGCATGATTTAACCCCTCTACTTCCCCTCATGCACCTCCTAAAAAAGGGATTTAAGGGCATGGGGGGGAGGGGTCAAGGGTTTTTAACCCCAAGGGAATAACAAAAAGGTTCTATCAGATACACTTTTTTTTATAAAAGGACCTAAAGACCTTAGTCTTGCAAGTGATGAGGAAGGGGATTATTAAGGGGATTGACTGGGAGTTTGTCAAGCAGAAATAAAACTTATTAGATAAACTAATAGTGTGTATTAGGAATTACACTCTGTTGACTTCGTGGTAAAACTGGTGTAGGATTTGTGAATGGAACAAGATTTACCAGAAAAAATTATATGTTTAGAATTGGCAATGAGCAAGGAAACTCTAAAGAAATATAGGGAGATTGCTATCAATGCTGGTGATTATGTTTATCAGAAGGAAAGTAAGCGTCCGAAAAATGCTTGGACGTGGTATTGGAAACCTGCTGGTGTTGCATGGTTAAAAACTGAGTTGTATAACAAGGATGTCAATATTAACAATAATAAGATTGATGATGAAAATCCTAATGAAAAGACTGGGATTGTGTTTAAGCATGATTTTCCTAATAACAGACTTGTGATGATTAAACTTGACAACAATGAAAAGATTGTGGCTACATGTAATGACAATAGTTTGTTTAGAAAAGGTATGAGAGTTACTATAAAACTTGACAGACATGGCTGGTATCTTAAACGCAATCCACATCCAAAGACCAATGGCTAAGAAAAAACCCAAGAAGCGTACTGTCAAGAAACAAGAGTCTGAGTATAATGACGAGCAGTTTGAGGCTCATGTTATGGACTCATTGGCTAATGATATAAAAAAATGGAACATTCCATGGTTTGTCGGTGTTATTGGTAAGCCCAATAGCGATGATATAAAAATCGTGGTTGCTGGTAAGCCATTTGGAAACACCAAAGAAGAGGGAAACTATTTTGTTAAGTCAATTTTAACTTTGTCTGCTATGTCAATTGAAGACTTATTAAACGATAAAGACGCTACATACGATTTTTACGATATTTGACTTTAATTAATCATTAGCCATTGTGTTTTTCATGGAAAAAAAGAACAAACACGAAAAAGGTGAGTCTATGGACAAAGAACATAGAGAAAAAATGATGAAAACTGAGCCAGAATACAAGACATGTCCTAAGTGTGGCAAAAAGTCTGCATCATATAAAAACAAGTGTTGCTAACATGTTCTCCAACGACCCAGAAGACGAGGACGAAGACGATGATTACGACCCTTCTGATGTTGGCTACATAATTAACCTATAAAAAAATTTTTAAAAGCAAGATGAACAAAACTTTAACCCCAAAAAATAAATAATACTATGCCATTAATGCTATTTCCAGAGGACCAACCAGAAGACGCAAGACGTTTGAACAATTTATGGATGCAAGAAATGCAATCCAATCATTTAAAAGAATATAATAACTATTCTCCATTATGGAAAAATTCACAGTTAATGACTAAAGAGGCACCTACTTCAAGTTATTATAGAGGAAAGGGACCAAGCAGTTATCAACCTATGTGGAGAAATGCTGCCGCATCTGGAGAAGTATTAAGCGGTTTATCAAAAGCAAATCTATTTTTAAATGCTGCATTAGTTCCAGCACAAATTGCCGACCAAGCAAGTGCCGCAGCAGGTTGGGATGGCAAAGGAACACTTGATAGAGAGTATGGAAGGTCTGACCCTCTTTCAATTAGACCAAGTATTGATGCTTTTTTAAATACACCTCCTTATGATTATGGTTCTTATATTGGATTGCCATATACAGAAGAAGGTCAACGTGCTAAAGCCGCATATGAAGCAAGAGTTAATGACCCAGAATATATTTATAGAAATCCAATGTCCAGCATGGTTGGTCAAGCCGTACGTGGTAACATGGATTACGTAAAAGCATTTGCAAATGAGTATCTCCCAGAAGGTTATCAGTTTAGGTATTCTAATAGCCCTAGCAATAGGGAGCGTGTTGGTCTTTACAAGAAATAATAGCATGCCAGAGCCTGCAAATAAAAATTCAACTGGAACTAATTTTGGTCCAAAAGATAATACGTATGCTTGGTCTGCACCTGTATTAAGAGCATTGCAGCAAAAAGGTTTTACACCAAATGAGTCAATGAATATTGTTTACAATATTATGGCTGAAAGTGGTGGAAAGATGGTAGATGAAAAAGGAAACAAGTCTATGTATAGGGGTCGTGGTTATATTCAATTAACTGGAAAAAACAACTACGAATATTTTGGTAAGAAACTTGGAGTTGATTTAGTTAATAATCCAGACCTAGCAAATGACCCAAATATTGCAGCACAAATTGTAGCAGAATTTTTTAACTCAAACAAGGCTTGGAAAAAAATTAAAAATTACGAAACACCAGAAAATGTAATCAAGGCTTTATCACCTAAAAACGCTAATTGGGCTGATAGAAAAGCATGGCTTGAAAAAAACAAAATTAGACCACCAGAGCGTGAAGATTTTCCTTTAAATGTTTTATTTCCAAATCCAACACCATCAAGAGCCGCTATGTTAAAAGGTAAAACACAAGAAGCCAAGCCTGCTAAAAAAGTAGCACTTGAAGACCACCCAATGTTTGATGAATTAAAAGGTCAATATGACCAAGGTTTAATTTCTTTAGGAACATTTTACGAAAAACTTCAAAGCAATCCAGATGAGTCAGTTTAATTTCAAACTTACCGAACATCCTGTATTGGTAACACCAACACCAGAGCAAATTAAAATGCTCATTGGAAAACATGGTGAAGAAAAAGTAATTAAACTTCTTCAAGATAGAGAAGACAAGATACTTGCAGAAAAGATGGACCCATATAGACATGGGTATGAGCCAAAGCATTGGAAAGATGCTGACGAACTATTACATGAATTTGATGAGGTATGCGTAATGGGTGGTAATCGTGCAGGAAAAACCGAATGGGCTGCAAAACGTGCAATGCAAATACTTACTTCAAAGCCAGACGCAAGAGTATGGTGCCTACACACAACATCACAATCATCTATTCAGATGCAACAAAACGTTATTTGGAAGTATATGCCAGCAGAACTAAAAACTGCAAAGAAAACAAAGATTACAAATATTGCATATAGTCAAAAAAACGGATTTTCAGATAACACTTTTATTTTACCAAACAAATCGCAATGCTTCTTCATGAACTACGCACAGGATAAGAAAGTTATTGAAGGTGGCGAAGTTGATTTTATTTGGTGTGACGAATTAGTTCCTCTTGATTGGGTAGAAACATTACGCTATCGTATTGTTACAAGAAAGGGAAAAATGGTCATTACTTTTACACCTGTGCAGGGATACTCACAAGTTGTAAAAGATTACGTATCTGGTTGTAAGGTTAAGAAACAAAGAGTCGCTCCTCTTCTAGACAAGAATACATATCACGTCTCTGGATGTGAAAAAGGCAATATGCCATATGTAGCACATTCTTTTAGAAAAAACTCAGCCTGTATTTGGTTCCACTCTGAACTTAACCCTTACAATCCTTTTGATAGATTAGCAAAAACACTTGAAGGAAAAAACTCAAGTGAGATTAAAATACGTGCTTATGGTTATGCAGAAAACACAGTTGGCTCACAATTCCCAAGATTTGACGACCATAATGTGATTTCTGAAGATAAAATACCAAAAGAAGGCACAAATTACATGGTTTTAGACCCTGCTGGAGCAAGAAATTGGTTTATGATTTGGGCTAGAATAACAAAAGATGGAAATATTTACATTTATCGTGAATATCCAGACATTTCTATGGGAGAATGGGCATTACCAAGCGAAAAACCAGATGGAAGAGCAGGAACTGCACAAAGAAATGGTGCTGGCAAAGGTATTGACGAGTATAAGGAGATAATTGAAGAACTTGAAAAGGACGAAGACGTGTTTTATAGATATATTGACCCAAGAGCAGGTGCAACTCAAGCAGTTGGACGTGACGGAGGTACTTCTTTGATTGAATTACTTGACCAAGGCGATAATCCTATGTTTTTTGCTCCTGCTGCTGGTGTAAAATTAGAACAAGGAATAGCAATAATCAATGATTGGCTTGCTTTTGATACAACACAACCTCGTTCTGCAATTAATCAACCAAAATTATACATTTCTGATAAATGTGAGAATTTAATCTATGCTATGAGAGAATGGACAGGTGCAGACGGAGATAAAGGTGCAACAAAAGACCCTATTGACTGTTTAAGATACCTAGCAGTAATGTGTCCAGAGTATGACGGAGATGATAACGAAATCTACCAACCTAATGGTTTTTCTTACTAGCACCTTGACAATTAACGCAAAATAAACTAATAAACTTTATAAAATGGAAAACAACGACTTACCAAATGGTTACAAAATGCCAAATGCAGATAAATTAGCATTTGCTGCTGAAAAACCAAACATTCAAGAACTAAATGTAGAATTTCAACGTTCAGTATATAATGGTTCATCTTCTACTGGTTTAGAAGAAATGGACGATTTGCGTTTTTGCAGATGGGATGGTCAATCTGATGATGGTAAAAAATATTCTGATTTAAGAGACGATGGTGACCCAGCAATGCCGTTTGAAGGTGCTTCTGACGTAAGAGTTAGATTGATTGATAAAGTTATTAACGAAGTTGTTGCAATGTGTGTTAATACTTGGAAGGCAAGCAAACTTAGAGTTACAGGAAATACAACAGAAGATGGTCCGCTTGCGGCATCATGCTCAACACTTCTTCAACACGTATTAAATAGCAGACTTAGAATTGAGTCTATGCGTGAGTCTAAACTACTTGCTAACTACGCACACACTTATGGTTGGTCAGCAATGTTTGTTGGCTGGCAACAAGAAATTGGAAAACGTGAGCAACATATTACTATGGAAGAAATTGTTGGTATTTGTCAGCAAGCACTACAAGAAGACCCAAACTCTTTAATTGGAAAACTTCCAGAATACATTGCAGATGAAAACTCCAAAGATTTAGCAATGTCAATATTGCAGTTGGTTGTTGAAGGTGTTGAAGACGCTGAACTAGAAAGAATGATTGATGAGTTAAGAGAAGGCGGACAAACAAAAGTATTTGTAGAAACTGTAACTAAAAATCTTCCAACTCTTGTTGCATTAAAACCATACGATGAAATTTGTTTCCCACCAGAAACTATTGAACTGCAAAAAGCACGTGTTATTTTTAGACGTGTATATATGACTGAAGTAGAGGTTCGTTCAATGGTTAAGACTGAACAATGGGACGAAGAATATATTGAAGAAGCACTTAAATTAAGCGGAAAGACTGCTTGGTATAATGACCCTAATATTAATCCACCAGCAGTATTACTTGAAAACAATCAATACAGAAACGCACACTTAATTGAAGTTGTTTATGCGTACTCAAGACAAATTGATGAAACTGGAACTCCTTGCATTTATTATACTGTATTTACTCCTAATTGTTCTAAGGATGGTTTCTTTATTCATAAGAAACTTGGTTACGTTCATAATCAGTATCCTTTCATTCCTTATCGCAGGGAGTATATTCGTAAATCTATTACCGCATGTCGTGGTATTCCAGAAATTTTAATGACAGAGCAGGCTGAACTAAAAGGTCAAAGAGATGCTCTTCGTGATAGAACTTCAATCGAAACATTTCCTCCTTTACTTGTTAAACGCAGGGCTGCTGGAGTTACAAAAATTGGTC